AGCCGTAGGCGTTAAAGATGTCCTTGCAGGTCTAAAGTTTATTGACAAAGATTTACAAGATCGTATTAGGACTGCTATTGATCCACTAATGCGTAACGTAGCAGCTAAGGCTAGATCATTTGTGCCTAGTAATTCTGAGGTGTTATCAGGTTGGACTAAAGAGCCTAATCCAAACATTAATTACCGCCCATTTCCTAAATATGACGCTAGCACAGTCAGGGCTGGTATTGGATATAACTCAGGCGATAATCAAGTATTTAAAAATGGATTTAAAGTAAGCAATTATGTTTACAACGTAAGCGCACCAGGTCGCATATATGAAACTGCTGGCCGTAAAAATCCACAAGGCCGTGCGCCATTCCAACAGATCGATCCAAGTTTGCCAGGAACAACCTTTGGCAAGGTACAAGGATTTGAAGGCAAGTCTAAAGCACGTGAGTACACCTACAACAAATCTACTAGAGAGTACGCATCAAATAATCCTTTTGCTGGCTATCAATTTGTTACATCAATGCCAGGGCTTACTTCACAACCAAAGATTAAAGGCGTACGTGGTGGTGGTCGCAAGACTAAGGGCCGATTAATCTACAAAGCCTGGGCACAAGATAGTGGCAAGGTTTATCAAGCAGTGCTAGGCGCTATTAATTCTACAGCTATAAAATTTAATAAATCTACTGAGATTAAGAAGGCAGCGTAATGGCCAACGTAGTAGTATCGGCAATAGCCACCTGGAATGGTAAAGCACTTAATAAAGGCAAGAAGGATGTATCAGCCTTTGATAAGCAAGTAAATAAATTAGGCAAGACCTTTGCTGGAGTTTTTGGCGCTCAGCAATTATTCCAATTTAGCAAGCGAGCAGTACAAGCCTTTGCAGCCGATGAGAAGGCAGCCAAGTCTTTAGAGGTTCAATTACGTAATACTGGTTTTGCATTTAGTGCGCCAGCCGTTGAAGATTACATAGCCAATTTACAAAAAGTTACAGGCGTATTAGATGACCAATTACGCCCAGCATTCCAGCAATTACTAACAGCTACAGGATCTATTACTAAGAGCCAAGATGCATTAAACACTGCATTAAATGTAAGTGCTGCTACTGGTCGATCTTTGACAGAGGTAAGCGCAGCATTAACTAGAGGATTCTCGGGCAACACCACAGGTCTGAGCCGTTTAGGTGCTGGCATAAGTAAGGCCACGTTAAAAACTGGTGATATGGATAAGATCCTGGGTGAACTTAATAACAAGTTTGCTGGCCAAGCACAAGCTAGATTAACTACTTATGCTGGCAAAATGGATCTATTAACAGTTGCTACAGAGGATGCTAAAGAAGAAATCGGTAAAGGTTTATTAGATGCTATAAGTTTGCTAGGTAAAGATAGAAGCATAGAAGGCGCTGCTAACCAAATGGATACCTTTGCTAAGTCCATTAGCAACGCAATTTATGGCGTAGGTTTACTAATTAGTAAGTTAGACGGCCTAGCATCTAAGATAACTTCTGGTGGCTTGGGCGATCTGTTAATACGCTTACAACCAGGTGGTCTAGCCTTACAAAGGGCTGTGGGATTAGCTGGTGGTGCAAGAAGCGCCACTCAGCCAGACAACAAACAAGGCCGAGCATCGGCTCGTATCTTTGGCCAGCAACTACGCCTAGAAAATAAACTATCGGAGCAGAAGAAAAAAGAATTAGCGCTGTTAGATGCCAAAAATAAGAAACAAACCGAGGTAGATAAATTAGCCCAACAATTTGACGTTGAGCGCATAGGCTTAATGAAGGCGCTAAATGAGACTACCGATGCTGAGACTAAGTTACGCATCCAGTCTAAGTTAGCCATCCTAGACAATAATGAGGCTTTGGCTAAAAAGTCTTTAGCCGAAATGAACGCAGCTAAATCTGTTACTGATTTAGCTTCAGTGTTTAATAGTTTTTCTATAGAATTTAAAACCGCAGTAGAAACCCTAGCTCGTTTAAAAACTACTGTGCCTGATCTGTTGGGAAGAGTGCAGGCTGGAGCAGCTACATTTGACCGAAGTTCAAGTCAATACGCAGTGCCAGGCACAAATCAAACAAATCAAGGCACTACCATTATCGACGTTACAGTCAATACGGGCGCAGTGTTAAGTAGTAACCAAGATTTAGAACGTTATATTCAAGATGCTTTAGGTAACATTACTAAACTAGGTAATGGAGCATTAGTACCTGCTGGATCGATTGCGTTTCAATGACAGTCCCAGTAATCAACGCCACAATAAACTTCTCCACTGGGCCAAGCACTGCTCAGGCTATGCAGTTAGATATTGGCGTCTTAGGCACAAACGTATTAGCAGATGCAGTAGCAGTTATTGTTGATGTGTCAGATCGTATCAATTTTATTCAGACAGCTGTAGGCCGTAATGCTTTATACGATCAATTCCAGACAGGCCAATTAACACTACGCATAGTAGATCAGAATGGCGATTTCAACCCTACGAATCCGCTAGGGCCTTATTATGGACTGCTAACACCTATGAAGAAGGTCAGCATTGCTGCTACCTATAACAGCGTTACCTATCCTCTATTTTCAGGCTTTATTACAAGTTATGTAAACACACAACCTAAAGATGCCACAGAGGTTGCCTATACAACCATACAAGCTGTAGATGCTATGCGCCTGGCTTACAACGCCCAAATATCCACAGTCACAGGTGCTAGTGCTGGCGATCTATCAGGGGCACGTATCAATGAGATATTAGATGAGATCGATTGGCCATTATCACAGCGCCAAATAGATGCAGGTCAAACTACATTACAAAATGATCCAGGCACCCCACGCACTGCTTTAGGTGCTATGCAGACTGTTGCCTTGTCAGAGTATGGCGCAATATATGTAGGCTTCGACGGATCCTTTGTATTTAAGGACAGGCTTACAGCTACACAGACCATAGGCAATACAGCCACAGTTTTTGCAGATGATGGCACAGGTATTCCATACGCTAACGCAGCCTGGAAACTAGATGACACCCTTATATTCAACTCTGCCCAGATAAGCAGGCTATCGGGCACTGTGCAATCCGCCAGCAATCAGGCGAGTATTGACAAGTATTTTATCCATTCTTATAACCAGCAAGACCTGCTAATGCAGACCGATGCCGTAGCCCTAGATTACGCCAGGGCTTATGTGGCTAGTAGGGCTGAGACAACCATCCGATGCGATGCCATCGAGCTAGACCTATACACGCCTAACTACGATGCAGGTGTAGTAGCAGCCCTCAACCTAGATTTCTTTGATCCCATCACAGTAATCACTACCCAGCCTGGTGGATCTAAGCTGGAGAAAACACTGCAAATCTTTGGCGTATCTAACATCATCACACCTAATAGCTTCAAAGTGGTGTTTACAACGCTAGAACCTGTCATAGATGGGTTTATAATAGGCAACATAGATTATGGTGTCTTAGACCAAAATGTCTTATCTTATTAAGGAGATATAATGCCAACTTTTCCAGGCACGACAGGGCAAGTAGTTACTTCTACTATGTGGAATGGACTACCAGCCTTTGAAGTACAAGCTGCTAAAACAGCAGATTACACAGCTGCTAGTGGTGATGAATACCAACAATTAGTGCAGATGAATAAAGCAACTGCTATTGCATTTAAGTTGCCAACAGATGCTACATATAACTTTGCAATAGGTACAGTTATTACAGTATTAAATATTGGTGCTGGTACTTGCACAATTAGCGCAGTAACACCTGGCACTACTACAGTATTAAGTGCTGGCGCAGTTGCCGCATCACCAACCCTTGCACAATATAAATCTGCTGCCTGTATTAAAACAGCTGCTAATGCGTGGTATGTAGTTGGAGCTATTGCATAAATGTTGAATATAATTGCTGCAACTTTAGCACCCACTACGCCAAGCATTCTTACAGGCACATTTTTTGCATTAAATTATGGTTCGTCAACATCCTCATCATCACCTGATGGCATAACTTGGACTAATCGTTCTCTGCCATCCTCTGCAAATTGGTATGCAGTAAATTATGGGAATGGTTTATATGTTGCATTGGTTGAAGGCGCTACAACTGCTGCATCATCTCCTGATGGGATAACTTGGACTAGCAGAACAATGTCTTCTGTAAAAGATTGGTCTGCTGTGCAATATGGTGGCACAATTTGGGTTGCAGTTTCGTCTAATAGTAACGGAACGGGTGCTGCATCATCTACAGATGGGATAAGTTGGACAGACAGAACTTTACCTGCTGCGGGTGCTTCTGCTTTTTGGCAAGCATTAACTTATGGTGATGGAACTTTTGTAACTGCCTCTTACAATAGCAACAAAGCAGCCACTTCAACTAATGGCACAAGTTGGACTCAAAGGACATTACCTTCAACAAGCACTTGGTTAGGGCTTGCTTATGGTAATAATACTTTTGTAGCAACAGTAGGCACTGGCACCACAGCAGCCACTTCACCTGATGGCATAACTTGGACAGCCCGAACAAACTCCATTAGTAATGCCAGAGTATTAACTTTTGGCAACGGATTATTTGTGTCAGCAGCAAATAGCACATCTAATGCTTCTACTTCATCCGATGGCATAACTTGGACAACTAGAACATTATCCAGTTCTGGAAATTGGATGCAAATGGCATATAATGGTGCTTTATTTGTTGCTGTTCAAACTGGTTCATCAACAGCGACATCCTCACCCGATGGAATTACTTGGACAACTAGAACATTATCCACTTCTGGAGATTTTTACAGAATAACAGGTGGAATATAATTATGAAAGGAAAAAATGAATTACACAATAGATAACCAAACATTTGCAATTAACATTTATGATGGAGTAAATCCTGAACCTTTTTGGTATCAACCCGATTACCCTAATGGTGATAAGTTTGATAGTTACAATGAGGCAGATAATTGGGCAAAATTAGCAATTCAATCTATGGATTCCGAATATGGATATTTTCCACCTAATGGAAAAGACCTAAGTCCTGAAGCCAAGCCAACAGCACAACAAATTGCTAAATACAAATTAGAAAAATCAGGCTTAACTGTTGATGATTTGAAATTGTTATTGGGCTGAGCACAATCCTCTGAGATTATGGCGATAAAACCTAAACTATGTGCAGCTGGTGTGCAGTTAAGAGATCAAGTTGATACCTGGTTTCCAGATAGGCGTACTGCCAGTGATGGGTGGGTGGGCGATAGCCGTCACTCCGCCAGAAAATCGGATCATAATCCAGACATCAATGGATGGGTCAGAGCAATTGATGTTGATTCTCGCCTGGGTACATCCGAAGGGATCAGTGCTTATGTGGCTGACCAGATCAGAGTCGCTGGCAAAACCGATAAACGCATATCTTACGTCATCCACAATGGGCGAATATGCTCGAAGATATTAAATTGGAAGTGGCGTAAGTACAACGGAATTAACCCGCACACTAAGCACATCCACATTAGCTTTACAAAGTTAGGCGACAAAGATGCAAAGCCGTTTGATATACCACTACTAGGGGGCAAAATATGAAGATAAGCAAAAAACAGAAGGCGATACTAAAGTCATACGCACGTGGCGTATTGGTATCATTCTTAACATTCTTAGCAAGTAATGAATTAGGTTTAGACCCAGCGTTGTCTGTAGTAATTGCAGCACTCGCAGGGCCAGCAGCTAGGGCTTTAGATAAATCCGATATTGCCTATGGCATCGGTGCCGATGTCAAATGACACCTGGAGAATGGGCTGGCTTTGGCGCTGGCGTTATCGCCGTGCTATCAGGCGGACTAATAGGATTACGTTTCTTAGTTAAAGGCTGGCTTAATGAGTTACGCCCGAATGGTGGCTCTAGTATGAAGGATCAATTAACACGGCTAGAGAAGCGTGTCGATGATCTCTTTATGTTAATCAGTAAGTCATAATTTTAATATGGCAACTAAACGCAAACCTAAGAAGAAGGTTGCACCTAGGCGCAGGACTACTAAAGAGCCTGTACTTACTAAACTAGATTTCTGGGCAATAGCAGCTAATGAGGTTTATATGGCGTGCCGTAAGTCTGGAATGGATGAGGGCACAGCTTTAGCGTTTGCAATGGATAGGTCAAGTTATCCAGATTGGATCGTAGATACAAAAGATCCTATTAAGAATCCACTTGACGATTTTGATGAGGATGACGATTAAGCGTTGGCTAGTAATATCCGACCTACAGGTGCCCTATCATCACGAAGCAGCTGTAAAGAATGTTATCAAGTTAGCGAGGCGTGAGAAATTTGATTCTGTATTGGTGGTCGGCGATGAGATGGACTTTCAGTCAATTAGCAAGTGGGCTGAGGGCACACCTTTGGCTTACTCAGAAGATCTACACGCAGATCGTGAGCTATGCAAGCAAGTCCTTTGGGATCTCGGTGAGTACAGTCCAGAAATGCATATTATCAGGAGCAATCATTGCGATCGCCTTTATAACACTTTATTAAAAGTACCTGGCTTAATCAATTTACCTGAATTACAGTACCCAGCCTTTATGGGCTTTGCCGAGATGGGTATGACCTACCACAAGACAGCCTATGAATTCCACCCTGACTGGGTTTTATGCCACGGCGATGAGGGAAGTATGAGCCAGCACGCTGGTATTACCGCATTAAATTTAGCCAAGAAATTTGGTAAATCAGTAGTCGCTGGGCATAGCCATAGACTAGGCGCCAGTGCCTATTCAGAGGGCGTAAACGGCCATTACAGGGCTTTATATGGGGTAGAGGTAGGAAACCTTATGGATCGCAAAAAAGCCTCTTATATCCGCTATGGGAGCGCTAATTGGCAGATGGGCTTTGCTATACTAGAAGCTAGTGGCAAGACCCTGACACCGACCCTGGTGCCAGTGAATAAGGATGGCTCATTTACAGCATTAGGCAGACACTATGGGGCTTAATACAGAGTACGCCGAGCGCACCATCGACGACCATATCGATGACCTCGAAGATATTAACGTTATCTAATCGTTATAATAAAACAGCCCTAAATAATCCACAAAGTCATACACAGGTGCAACACTATGCCTGTGCCACAAAGTATGTGGTCATAGATTGGGCTACAAAATGACACTTGAACTAGCAATATATTTATTTATAGGGGTGAGTATGGCTTATTGGTTATTACTTACACGTATTGATGATGTGAAGCAAACCCATTACTGGCGTGGGCGTAAAGATGGCTGGGATATGCACAGACGTATGATCGATAACAAGGTTAAAACCGATGAGGTATTTGACTATGACAAAAACTGAGAAGCTGCTGGCAGATGTTGTCGACCTGGTGCATACAAGGGGATCGGTCTATGGTCACCCTTACACAAACCATAAAAGGATCAGTGA